CTGTGGTTCTGTGTTATACCATTCTCCTGCTTTAGCATGACGCATACGATCATCGTAGAGGTCACTGAGAGATAGAAGAGCAGAACGCCTCACTCCCCCAGAGACTACAACATCTCCTACTTTACATACGATGTCGTGACATTCAATAGAGGAGAGCTTACGTCCTTTAGCTTCTGTGAAGATGTTTATAGTAAATTTAAATAAATCCTCTAAGGGTTCTGGCCCAGAAGCTCTACCACCAAAAGTCTTCAATCGTGCTCCTGCAGGACGTAGCTTACTGTAATCTATCTTAGGAATGCGATTAGTATAGAGATAGCTGATAAGATCACGTAAGCTCCTAGCCCATCCTTCTTTACTATCTGCTACAGAGATAAGGTCATCTGTGTGGTAAAAAGATATATTAGGAATAGAAGGAAGACTATTTATAAAATTACGTTCTACTGAGAAACCTACACCTGTTCCATTCATTAGGATATAGAGTATCTCATCGAAACAACGAGGATTATCTATAGGAACGTAGGAACAGTTATAACCTGCTATATTCTCTCTAGCTAGTGCAGGACCAGCTGTCATCAAAGCTCTCATAGAGGGCATGATCTGTTGCTCTTCTATCATATACCCTAATTTATCGAAGATTTTACTCAATGAAAAATAAGAAGCAGGTTGCATCTCTACTGATTTCTTATCTAATGTCTCTAGTTTTAGTATATGATCTTTAACGAAAGAGATATAACGCTCTATTGTTTCATCCCAATTCTCACGCCTACCTTTCTCATCTAACCAACGAGCATAACGACTCTTATAGATAAAAGATTGATATGTGTCGAAAGAATTACTCTGCTGCATTTACTGTTTCCTTTATATTTTCTACAAATAATACCTCTTTTCCGTTACCACCTACATGTATAGAGAAGAGATCAGGTTCTGGTTCTGACTCTGACAACTCTACATCTGCTACACTGAGTAGCTTCTCTAAGTACCATTGGGCTTTCTTGAGGTCTTTAATCTTGTGATCTTTATAGTTACATCTCCAGAGATACTTCATGACATTACCACGAAGATACTCCTCGAAACCTTCTTTACTCGTACACGCTTGAATAGCATCTATACACTCTACTCCATGTTCATTCAAGTTATAATGTTGTGGATGATTAACATCATCATTATGCGTCATAGTCATCATCTCCTTTCTCCTGTCTATCTGTAGTGTATCTTGTTTGAGAAGTCAAGTTTTCATTTAAATCTTTCGCACATTTTTTCTGTCTGTAGTTATTAAAATTTATAACTTCTCCTTGTCGAGACTTTCGCATTTCCTCTTCATACTTCTTATGCAGGTGTTCTAAACCTTCCGTAAATACAAAATCTGTGTCTAACTCTAGGATGCTCAATAGTCCACAAGCAATTATAGTGCAAACAGGATAATCTTCATCTAAAATACCCTCTTTCTTGTTATAGTCAAACATAGATACATTAAAGTTATCTATATCTTTATCATCTTGCTCTAGAAGGATCATAACACCGGGAGCAATTGTATTCATTTTATTTTTTTTACTCATTTCTTTTAGAATAGTCTCTATCTTGTAGATAGCCTCTAAGACTTTATCTTCGGTATCATCCATTGTTCAGGCAACCTTCTATCTGAATATTTAAAACCATATCTATCACACCACTGTGCATAGGTAGTCTGAGATTTTTTACTTAATCTATTATTAGCATTTAAAAACACAAACCGTATATCTAAATCAGGATGCTGTTCCTTAATCAATAGATGTTTAGTACGATCAGCGGATACAAAATAACCCTTAGTTTCTACATAGAAGTCTCTTTCTTCGATGTAGAAATCAGGAGTATAGTGCCTAGCTTTAGGAATAAATTGTATCCTGTCTGGCTCATACTCTGCTTTAATCTTTCTTTCACGTAAATCTCTATGAAAGTTAGCTTCGAACTGAGATCGAAATCTCTTAGACAATTATAGCTCCTCTAGTTTATTATATAATAGTTCTGCTTCTGTTATACGTCCAGTAGTGTAGTCATAGTACAACTTAGTACACTGTCCTGTCAAGCCACTAAAACGATTCTTTATCACTCTAGCATAAGTTGTGTGTCTCTCTATTACACAGTCTGCTTGGCCGTTACGTTCTAAGCCTATTACTATGTCTGATAGTTGTCCTATGCTGTGTGATCCTCTGAGGTCACTGAGGCTCACATTGATTGAGTTGGTTTCATGTGACCCTGTAGAAGGTCGGCGTAGATGAGATACCATGAAAAGACAGATACCTAGCTCTTGTACTAAAGTTCGTAGCTTAGTTACACAGGAGTCTATAGTCTTTCGTTCATCCATAGCATTCTCTTGAGCACTCACAAGTATACTGATATGATCTAATACGATGTATCGACATCCTAATGCTCTAACCAAATAACGTACACGGGCTATGATGTTTTCTATAGTATTAGAGCCGAAGTGATCGAAGAAGAAGAATCTTCCTGATCCTAGGACATCATCATAAGACTTCCGATAGGCTTCATCCTCTACAACAGTATCAGGAAGGTGAAGAGGCTTATTCATATGTAAGCTCATCAGGCTCTCTGCTGTAGCTCTTACGCTCTCTTCCATAAACATCAAGCCTATGTTCTCCTCAGAGTTAGCATAGATATGATAGATAATCTCACGTAAAAAACTACTCTTTCCGATACCTGTACCTGCACAGATTGTTACGAGTTCTCCCTTACGAATACCGTAGGTCATATTGTTCAAACCAGTAAAAGGATAATCTACTATAGATTTTTCTGGACCTTTTATGAGTGTGTCCCATAAGTCAGTACCTGCTACGATACCATCAGGAGTGAAGCTATCTGCATTCCACCAATCAGCGGTAAACTCTGTAGCTTTGTTCTCCATAAGATACTCTGACGCATCTTTGTACCTCATCTTCATTATCTTAGCTTTAGGAGAGAGAAGTTCTGCTATACGGTGTGCATTCTCCATACCTGCTTTATCACTGTCGAAAGCTATAACAATACTATCGAAGCTCATCAGATATTCGTAGTTGTCTTCTATGTCTTTAGAGGCTCCCGCAGCCCCTGTCTTGATAGATACACAAGGCCACTTACTTTCGAACATCTGGTGAGCTGACATAGCATCTAACTCACCCTCACAAATAGTGATATATTTACCACCTTTCTTGAAAAGCTGTTGCCCAAATAGACCAGCTTTTCCTATCGTGCCTTCTACAGAGAAGGATTTGTTCTTACCACGTATCTTATTAGCGATGTGTTCCTTCCAACTGTTGAAGTATGGATAGAGATGCTGCCCACTATCTGACACTGTTACACTGTACTTATAACATGTATCCTTAGTGATATTACGTTTAGCCATAGCTTTTGTAGTTCCTACAGTAAGCTCACTGTTGTTCTCTACTGTAGAAATACCCTGTTCGTTTTCCATTACACCACCTACTGTTGAAGTATTACAAGAGAAACAATATTCACCGTCTTCGTATATAGACAGTGCGTCACTGCTTCCACACATAGGACAAGGTTGATGGGCCTTGATAAGTTTAGACATACTCTTATCCTTTTACCACGTTAGAAGTTCATCTACATTAGGTACCTTAGAGACTTTAGTGAAGTAACGGTATCCATTAGAATAACGGAATACACGAAGACCTTCACCACCATTAGCATCTGTCCAGCATCTATCCTTATAGTCACAGAAAACGCATCCTTTGTCTAGTATTCTATTACCACTCTGACCATCAGCAATGTCCTCATGACACTTAGGGGGTATCTTCTTGGAGGCTACTACTTTCTTCAAGGTTCGTACTCTTTCAGAAGCATTGATAGTCATCAACTCATCTATAGGAAGCATACATATGTCCCCTGTGTTTTTATTGATTGCGAAGAAACCACCCTCATCTAAATCTAACGCTTCCATATAACTGCTAATCTGTCCTATATAACCGAAAGGATCAGCATTAATCAGGCTACCATCTCTAAACTTCCTGAAGCTATAATCTGATGCTGACTTAACATCTATTAAAGCACCATCTATAACAGCATCTATATGTCCTTTAACACCTTCTAAGGTAACTTCTTTCTGTCTATGTTCTACCTTATGTCCTGCTTCCTCTGCTAGATAGAGTAGAATAGCTTCTAAGATGTGTCCGTAGAAAAAACGCATACGAAGTTGAGGAGTTTCTTTACGTTTGATAGGATCATTTATTTCATACCAGAGCTTACGATCATCCCTTCCTACAGCCGATAGACGTAAACGCTTTGTCTCTCCTTCGTAGGGTTGTAGAAATCTAACCATCTCTTCTTTAATAAGTTCTAAAAAATCATTTAATTTATCTGTATCTAGTTCTTCTTTACCGTTCAATATTAATTCTTGAACGTCTGTAATAAGTGTAGAGATATGTTTCTTTTTTGTTTTGGGCATACTAGCTCCTTTAAAATTAAAATGGGGATTTATGAGGCATCCCCTGACCTTTAGACTTATGTAACGATAGTACCGTCCCTCTCTACCGTTTTACTCCTTCATTGTAGAGTACCCTACCATTAATATAATAGAGGTAGTACTATTTTAGAGATCGTCATCGGTATCGAATGGTATATCATCTGATATGTCCAATACGAAACCGTCTTTTTCAACATCTAAACCAGTTGTACCCCCAGTATATTCTTTGAAGTCAATAACCATGACTGCATTGAGAGAGGCACTCGTACCTGATTTCTTCTTGAAATTCCAATCATAAGGTGAAACAGAAACCTTCACCTTACTTCCATTACCAACTGAGAGATTATTAGGCCAAGGATTCTTAGCTGCATCCATGACTTTAGGTTCAATCTTAGTTTTAGCGATAATGTAGTGACCGTAGTCTTCCTTATCTCCTTCTCCTTCCTTCACAGGGATACTTAATTCCTTTAAGGCTTTTACGGTAGAGTTATCTAAGTTACATATATTCATCTCATACTTTTGAGACAGATCATTAACTTCAAACAGGCTAGCCCACTTAGCTTCACCTTTAATTACTAAATTAGTACGCATATTATTTTAGCTCCTTTTTGGTTTCAGTCTTTTCGGTTTCAGTGTGTCTCTGCCCAGTTCGTGCCTAACTTCGCATCGGCATTCAAAGGCAACCGTACACGCAGTATACGCCCTGCTTTTTGCATTGTCAAGTCAGATGCAAAAATAATTTCATCAACATCGTCACGGTGAACCTCGAACTGCATTTCATCGTGAATAGTGTTAACAAGATAGGCTCGTAATTTCTTCTCTTTTATATAGTCATCCATACATACAGACCATTGCTTACAAGAGATTGCTCCAGCACCTTGTAGCAACGTATTTAAAGAGGCATGTTGATGTCTGACGAATATTCTACGTCCGTCTAACCCCTGTAAAGAACCTTTCTCTGCCATAGTCTGTACTCTTGTTATGAGAGTGTCTAGTGTAGGCATATTAGATAGAAAGTCACGTTTAAGTCTAGCACCATCTTTAGCGGTTCCACCTACGACAGTACCTAATTTTTCTGCACCTGCCCCATATAAGAAAGCATAGATGAAAGACTTACTTTTAGCCCGTGTATCTAAACCTGCTGCTATCCTGTTTACCTCATGTGGATCTCCATTCAATACAACATCTATATACTCAGGGTCTTTCATATAATGAGCTAACATACGTAACTCTAAACCTTTAGCATCCATACCTACTATACGGTAATTGTCATTAGGTACAGTGAAACAAGCCCTACATTCTTTACCGTAAGGTTTGTCATTAGAGACAATATTAGCCATATTAGGATTAGCATGGGTCATACGTCCTGTAACTGCTCCCATAGTGTACACAGTACCGTGTATCCTACTGTTTGTGTCCAAATTAGTTAACCATGCCTCTACGGTCTTCCAACGTGTCTCTAGCATCTTCCACTCTGCTAACCTCTTAGCAGCTTCAGGAGCTGTGTCGTAGACTGTATAGAGATTCTCCTCACAAATCTTAGGAGAGCCTTTAGGTGTAAACACTGTAGGCTTCCAACCGTACTCGTTTAGACGTTGTACTATCTGTTTAGGGCTGGCTAGATTAAACTCCTTGAAAACAATGAGAGAGAATGGGCCACTTACATTTTGTATACCTGATAGACCTACCTTAGACATCTCACCTGCCTTAGTGTATCTAGGTTCTATACTCCTTATCAGAGTAGCCCTAGGAAGAAAATCTTTATGTATTAGTTCTTCTATCTGTTTAGCTTTGTTCTTGGTTTCTAGAAAAAGGCTAACTGCTTTATGTTTATCTACATAGAAACCATGACGTTTCTGTTTATCTATTATATGAGCTATACGATACTCTAGCTGTGCACTTTCTTGAGAGAAGTTCAAGCCTTCTGCACATAGATGCTTATAGACTTTTTCTGTCACTAGAACATCTCTTATACAGTAATCTAACATCTTCTCCGTATAAGTTGAGAAATCTTCGAAGTCTATCTTATCAAAATTAAGTTTCTTTCCCCAATTACCTAAAGAATGTCCACCTTCTCTTTCAGGATTGTATAGACGAGATAAGATTAATGTGTCCTCTACGTTCCTAAGTTTGATAGACGTACCCCAAAGATTATTCAGAATAGGAAAATCGAAAGCTATACCGTTATGTGCTATCAAGACATCATCAGGTTTCAGGTAATCTATTAAACCATTTCTGTCTGTGAAATACTCAGTTTTACTGTTAAGCTCTTTACAGACTACACACCATATTCGAGTAGCTTTTATAGCATCTGTTTCAATGTCTATGATGATCTTACGGGGCATCCTCTGTCTCCCAACGATAGAAAATATGATCTTCTATCTCTACTGTCTTGATCTTAGAAGCAGCCCAAGCAGG